CTCACGCACACCAGTAGCCGAACCCGTAAAGGCCTTGTCTTTGAACTCTGGGCCAACGCTGGCTCCTGATACTGACACAGAACCAAAGAAGCCTGTTCCCTTGATGCCGAGCGGGCCTAGGTTGGCAGCCACTAAATCTGTAGCTTGCTTCTCACGGGCCAGCACCTTTTCTGGCGCCAGCGCCGCCACTTGATTCAGCTTGCTTAGGATGTCATTGATGCTCTTGATGAACCCTCCAAACAAGGGTGTCAAGGTTGTATCCAGCGTCGTAGCCAAGTTAGAAAAGCCATTGCCAATCTGCTGCAAACCGCCGCTAATGGTTTTGGCATTGATCTCTGAGGCCGATGCCGCTTGGCCAGCAGCTTCGCTTTGCTTGTCCAGTAGCTCGTTGTATTTAGCCAATCGGTCATTCAATAGCGGTTGAATAGCAGCCTGTGCCTCAACGCTTCCCAACAGCACTGCCAGCTTGTCAGCCGAGCCACCGGTCTTTTGCTGCACATCAGCCAACACCGCAGCAAAACCCTTGGACTGCAACGCTGCAACGCTGTAATCCAGGCCCAAGGATGCAGCCAACTCCTTGGCTTGCTCACTTGGCTTGATGATGCTGCTGATCGCTTGACGGAGACCGGTGAACGTCTGAGCAACAGGCACACCACGAAGAGTGGCAGTCGCCACTGCGGCATTTAACTCATCAATGCTGACACCCGCTGCAGCCGCGATGGAGCTGATCGTACCGATCTGCGCTGCGTATTGACGCACGGTAATCACACCGTCCGCCTGCGTCTGCACAAACTTATCAACAATGTCGGTTGCCGATGATGCACTGAGGCCGTAAGCGTTCAGCACACCGGTCAATGCGCTGGCCACATCATTGACATCAGCAAAGCCACCTTTGGCGCCTAGAGCAGAAGCGCGAAGAATGTCCGTCGCCTCAGAAGCGGACGCAAAGCCAGAGCTGGCCACGTCATAGGCCGCCTTGGTCAGGTCGATCTGACTGATGTTGCTATCTAGCTCAGCGGACAACGCACGCAGTCGCTTGCCTAGTTCGTCAGAGTCAACGCCAAGGGTGCGTACAGCAGCACTGGCCTCATCCAGCTGCTTGACCTGATTGCCAATAAAGGCCAAGCCACCGCCGATGGTGGTTGCAACGCCAAGACTGGCGACGACATTACGAAACGATTCAGCCGCCGTCTGTGCGCTTTTGAGGCCAGCCTGAAAGCGGGAGTCATCAACGCTGAGCGTCAATACAGCAGCGCCCAGACTCTCGGCCACAACTCAGCTTCTCGTTGCTTTTAGGTTGCCTCTCAAACGCGGGAACCTAGGCCATGACAAGTGCTCTCGCTGCGCTCGCCAACGCCACGGCGACCTTTACTGTGCCCACCGTTGGCACCATGACTGATCCGACAACCGGCAATGTGATGCCGGCATCAGAGACCGTCACCGTCAGCTTGTACTTACGCGAAGCGGGCAGCAGCAGCGCTGGCTTTCCTGGCGTTGATACGGACGTGGAGACCTTTGAGGGCTATGCCGTCAGCCCGCAGGCATTGGATGCCCGCATCAAGCCCGGCATCACCGGCACGCTGAACTTCGCCGGCCAAGGTGCCATTGACTGTGAGGTGATCAACGGCCGCTTTCCCTACGGCAGCACCGGTCTGATCGGCAGCACGTTGCAGCAGGTGCTGGGCGACAAGATCCGCTTGGCCCGCTACGTGCAGGGCTGATGGCGGTTCAGGTCCGTGCTTCATTCCGCCTGACGGGTTGGAACGCTAATCAGCTGAAGCTGCGAGTGCCGCAGATCTTGGGCACTTACCAGACCGTGCTGGACAAGCAGCTCAAGGCTGAGATCCAATCGCCGCAGTTCGGCTGGCCTCGGGAAACCAAACGCCGCAATGGCGCCACCGTCAGCAGCCCCCGCGACATCGTGGATCTCGGCGGGTTTCTGCGCTCTCAGCGCCGCAGCTTTGATGGCCGCACCACAATCACCTTTACGTGGGATGCCAAAAGCAAAGGCGGGTTTGCCTATGCCCCGCTGATCCTCACCGGCTACACCACCAGCAAAGGCACCCTGGTGCCAGGGCGCAACTGGATCAAGCCAGCACTAGAGAATGCCCCGCTCGATACCTACTTCGCGGATCAGTGGCGCAAGCTAAGCGGGATGAGCCTCTAACAAAAAGCGGCGAGCCGTAGCTCACCGCCTGTGATCCCTTTGCTCGCTCTCTAGTTAGCCTCAGGTGTTGGTCTCAGCCACCCAAGATGGGGCGCCATAACCGGTCAGGGTGAAAGACACACTGGCCACGTTGCCAGCTTGGATGTCTTCCGAGAAGTCGGTCACGAAGGCCACGCCGCTGTTGTACTCAGGGCTGCCGGTAGAACTCATCTCAGGCGATTCCCGATACCACTCCACGGTCACACCGGTTGCTGCATCGCGTGCGGCCTGACGCAAGATGGCGTAACCCGCATCGTTGAGGTTCAGGTTCATCGCCATTGGGATCGTGTAGCTCTGCCCGGTCACCAGGCTGGCTGCATAACCCAGAGTGCTGCCGTAGTCCAGCACCTCTGTGGTAGTGGAGGAGCCCTGAATACCTGCGTTCGTCAGACCGAGAATCTCGGTCATCCCAGTAGAAGCGGTTGGGTTTGTGGAGGCCGTGGTGCCAGCCTTCACATAGAAGCGATACCCAAGGGCCGCGAAGAAGGCACCGGTGGCCATGATCGTTCCTGTGGCTTGTAGCCCTAACTTGCCGCTAAACGATCTTCTTCAGCTTCCAGCACCTCCCACGGTGTAGGCCGAGGGCAAACGTGCAGATCAAAGCCCTTCACGTCATGGGCAACGCCAGCGGTGGCCAGCAGCGCATCCTTCAGCTCGGTCTTCGTGCAGCTCAGTTCCTTGCACACCGCTAGCGAGGTCCAGCCAAGGGCCATGAGCTTCCTAGCGCTATTACCCAAGAGACGCGCTTTGTGCGTGGCCTTAATTGTCCAGTTGCTCCCCCGCAGGAAGTGCAGGCACTCGCCTTGGGCAAACGTCCAGAAGATGGTGCTGAGCTTCCCGCGTTCCGGGTCATGCGCACGGCACGCCTTGAGAAAGGCAATGTCCACGCAGGAGAAGATGTCTTCGGTGGCCATGCAGTGCCGATACTTGCGGCACAGCTTCCCGCCGAACATGCGGATCAGGCCAATGTTCTCGGCATACATCCGACCAAAGCGCCGCTGCTCTTCTCTGGTGAACGGCTTGGCGAGATGATGCTCAACGCGCTTTTTCTCCGGTTCAGCCGGAGTGCTGAAGAATGAAAGTTGGCCTTCAGCGATGCGCATACATGCAGTCTAACTTCGCAAGACTTGGACAGCCCCAACAGAAGATGATGCCTTGCTTAAGCACAGACAACCGAGCACCTGCTTGAGGTGTGGCACGACGTTCAAAGCGTTCTTGCTTTCGGCTTGCTGCACGCTGTTGAACTCCACATCAATCACATCAACGCGGGCACGCTTGAGGTTGGCATTGGGGATGCCAGGGATCAGCTCAGTGCTGCCAGCGCCGGCAACGGTCAGCAGGGTGCTGTCACCGAGTAGAGCCTCAGCCAGATCAAAGGTGGCTTGCTTGATCGGCTGCGGGATCTCGCTGGTGGTGAAGCTCCAATCACCGCAGGCTGCATCACTCCGGGGCCAGGCCAGCGCTTGGGTGGTGGAGGCCTTCTCACCGATGTAGCGCAGCTCATCGAGGTAGCGGGTCGCCATGATCAGCGCCCGCCCTTTGTTATCGGTGCTGGCTGAAGTCCAATTCAGCGTGCCGAGGTAGAGATTGGCGAGATCATCACCAGTGGCCACGCTGATGTAGCTATTGGCCGAAGCCGAGCCGACAGTGGCAACAACAGTGACGGTCATAGCAACGCACCCTTAGCACTAACTTGCCTTTGGAGCGGCCCACTGCTTCACGGCCTTATCGAAGCTGATCTCACCGTCCACGAGGCGCTGGCCCAGCTTCTTGCCAAAGATGGCCTGAGCGGTCTGGGGGTTGTCTTTGACCCACTGCTTCGCGGCCACCTTGAAGTCGAGCGGTTGCTCGGGGCCATCACCATCGGCGAGGCGACGTGGTGCCACGGGGTTGCCGTTGGGATCGCGCATATCCTCGTTGCGCCATTTCCAAGGCACGAGGCTGCAGCGGCAGTTGTGAGTTAAAATACCAGAAGCAAAATACGCTCCACTAAGAGTAGAGAAGTCGTACACGGGAACGCTATGCCTCGCCTCAATCTGGACGCCGACCACGTTGTCAATCGCTACCTCAGCGGGATTAGCGCTAACAAGCTCTCGCAGGAGCTTGGCGTTAGCGCCAAGGCCATCCGCAACTGTCTGCTTCGTGCCGGCGTGCCTTTGCGTTCCAATCGCAACGTCATTGACTACACCGCCGTAGTCAACCTCTACCGATCTGGCATGAGCGAAAACCAGGTCGCTCTTCAACTTGGCGTGTCCCGGACCTGCATACGCCAACGGCTCATCAAAGCTGGGGTCACGCCGCGCAGCCAAAGCGAGGCCGAGGCCCTCAAGTGGAGCCAAATGACCGCCGAGCAGCGTCGCAACCAAGTCGCTGCCGCCAATGAAGCCTGTCGCGGTCGCGTGCATAGCGAGCAGGAGCGCATCAAGCGGGCCGAGGTCGTCTACCGCCGCCAGCTGCGCATTAGCCACAACGAACAGCGCATCGCGCAAGTGCTGCGGGCACACGGCTTCAGCGTTGAGCAGCAGTTCCCAGTTCACACATGCAATGTCGACATTGCTGTGCATCCCGGCCCCATCGCCGTGGAAATCCATGGCGGAGGCTGGCACGCAACGCCCTTCCATCGACGATTGCTCAGCCA